TCAGTGGCGATTTGGGTTTGGGTTAATCCCTGTTCCTTCAAATCAATGATCATTTTTTGCCATTGGTTCATGGGAGACCTCCTATATTTCCAATAAATATATAGGTTTTCCGATATTAATACAATAGCCAAACCGATTGGAATATGTATCAGAATTCCGATAGTGGTATTTAAGGAAAAATTCGATGACAACTTTGGGCGAGAATTTAAAAAAGATTCGCAAAGCGAAAAAGATGACCCAAAAAGAGCTAGCTCAAAAATCAGGGGTTAAGCAGTCAGTTATTTCCGATTTAGAAACAGGTAATGCTAAGTCTACGGGTTCAATTTTAGAGCTAGCTAATGCGCTTGGTGTAACTGCAGAGGAATTAAAAAAAGGCTTTTTTGATGAGACGTCAGTAATAAACGTTGCTCCTGTAACTCCTCGAATGGCCCCAGTACTTTCATGGGTTCAGGCTGGTGTATTCACCAGTGTTCAAGCTGTTGATATGTCGCAAATCGAGGAATGGCTTCCACTTCCTGAAGAATGTACTAACTGTTTTTACTTAAAAGTTCAGGGCATTAGTAACAATCCTGATTTCCTTGAAGGTGACTATATTCTTGTTGATCCTGATGTTTATTACAGTGACATGCAGTCTGGTGACATGATTGTTGTAAGAAGACTTGAAGACGCTACGTTTAAGAAATTGGTCATTGAGACTGATGGATCTAGATACCTTCAAGCACTAAATCCAAACTTTCAACCCAACATCATTCCTCTAGATGAGGATTGCCATTTTGTGGGTCAGGTTGTTGACTGTATTCGCTATACATATCGCGCTAAGCGTAGAACAAGAATGAATTAAGACAATTCACCCAAGCATGAGGGTGCTTGGGGTTTATTGAAACTGCGAACCCGACGCAGTCCTTTAGAACAGATCGGGTGGAGGAAAGGCATGGCAGTATACTCAGTAACTTACGACCTCATAAAGGCTAAGGATTATTCGAGAATTATTGAAGGTATTAAAAAGATCTCTGGGGATAATTGGGCAAAACCTACACGATCCCAATGGATTATCACCTCAACTAAAACATCTGAGCAGGTTAGGGATTTTCTTAAGAGCTACATTGATTCTGATGATGTTTTATTTGTCATTGAGGTTAAGCCGGAAAATTGGGCCTCATGGAATATTCCAAGAGAAGTCATTAAGTGGCTGAACTCTTAATCCCTTTACCAAAGGCAATACTAACACCATTGTAAAAATCATTTTGATCCTTAATTGCTTGATCGACCCACTCTTGGTTTGCATCTACAACAGCATCCTCTAAGAGTGTGATTGAGCCTTCATATAATTTAATGCGTGTTCCAGCTGGAATAATTCCGCGTTCTAATTCTTGATTCTTATCCATAACAAACTCCAACCAACCCACCACCACGGTGGGTTTTCTTTTGTCTATTAAAACATGAATCAGAAAATAATATCGGTTTTTCTATATTTTTATCGGTTTACCTATTGACTACCAATATCGGAAATGCGATATTTACCTCGTAAACACAAAAAAGCCCCAGCGTAGCAGCAACTACCTGGAGCGTGGCCCACAACCTAACCTCGTGAGTGATTCAATTATGGAACAACAATTTTCACATAGCAATACACCAGAGTTTACTTCTAACAAAAGCCAAACATCTGCGCGTCTTTACCAACACCCTACAGCTGAAGAAATGAAGCCCTCTAAAGCTAAAAAACGTATTAGTGATTTCTTAGCTATCGCCCTGCTCTTTTCAATCTTCTTTGGATTGGCACTAATGGCTTTTTATAAGCACGCTGAACAAATGGATCGTCAGACTGTTGTGGCAATTAAGGGAGGTGTGTGATGAGTCGAGTATTTAGTTTTAGTGGTGATGAGTCTTGGTCTGACTATGCGACACCAAATGAAGCTCTAGCGGACATGCTGGATGATGACTCACTGGAAGTTGGGAATACATTTCTTACAGGTATTAAGCGCATCCCATCACCAACACAATTCATCTTAGATGCGGATGAAGTGTTGGAAAATTACGACTGTCGAATTTATGACAACTATCCAAGCGATTACACAGATAACAACACTGGATCGGATGGTGTAAGTGATGAGGCAAAAGCTGAGCTGAATAATTTCTTAAATGCTTGGGCTGAAAAGCATTTAAACATAACGTTTTGGGAGATTAATCATGATGAGGAAATTACTTTAACTCAAGACATGATTGATGCATTCCATGCTAACAAGCCAATTCCGTTGCCTGAATTAAAGCACAAGGAGGCATCATGAACACTAAAGCAAATTTTGACTCTTTTTGTGTCGCTGCTGTCTTTCCAGATATGAACGCGCCCTTCAAACCTGAACTCTTAGCAACACACCATATTTTGCGAGATGGGCAAATTTCTCATTTTCGTAGCGACACACACCCAAACCAAAAATTGGTTAATGGTGTTTGGGTAGACCTGTACGAAGACGCAAACGTAGCAAGTTGGGCTTCTCGCATTAATCAAAAACCAGTGGTTAGAAACACTGTAAAAATTAAACCCTCACCTATTTACCCACGTAAAAACGTGCTTGGCGCGTACCAAGGGGATTGATATGAACACACAAGTTAATGTGAAGGAAATTGAAAACGCTCGTCAAGAATGGCTTGCTTCTCGTCGCCTTGGTGTGGGTGGTTCTGATGTTGCTGCAATTCTTGGATTAAGCAAATACAAGTCTCCGTACCAGTTATGGCTAGATAAGACCAATCGTGCTGACTTGGATGATTCTGAAAGTGAGCCTGCTTACTGGGGTAACCAGCTTGAAGATATTGTTGCTAAAGAATACGCAAAGCGAAACGGTGTGAAGATCCAGCGCGTGAATGCCACGATTAAAAATCCTGAACACGACTGGATGATTGCCAATATTGACCGCGCCATTATTAACCCTGAAATCTCGGGCAATGTACGTATTAAAGATGGAAAGCTTACAACTGATCGTATTCTTGAGTGTAAGACTGCAAACCAATATTTGGCAAAGCTTTGGGGTGATGAACAATCGGAGCAAGTACCAGATTATTACCTGACTCAGTGTCAGTGGTACATGGGAAATACAGGTGCATCTATGTGTGGACTTGGCGTGCTGATTGGTGGGCAGAAATTCCGTAGCTACCAGATTGCTTTTGATGAAGAGTTATTTGCAATGCTTCAGGAAGAATGCTCAAAGTTTTGGTTTGAGCATGTGCAAGCAGACATGCCGCCTGCTCCTACGACTTTTGATGATGTTTTACATCGTTGGTCACATCACAACGCTGACCAAGCCTTAACTGCTGATGATGATCTAGTAGAAATCATTGATGAATATAAAGACCTTAACAAGACCATTAAGGATGCCGATAAAGAGCTTGATGCTTTGAAGTTAAAAATCTGCAGTCGCATGGAAGATGCGGAAATGATTATTCAGGAAGAAAAGCGGCTAGCAACGTTCAAATATCAAGAACGTAACACACTAGACAGCAAAGCACTGAAAGCAGCTCATCCAAAAATTTACGAACAATTTGTGAAGACTTCAAGCACTCGTGTTTTACGTGTGTCTTAACCAGTATTCAAAAGGAATAAAAATATGAACTCAATCGTTAAAGTACCAACCGCAAGTGTGAATTTCTTAACACCTACTAACTTGCAGGAAGCTATGCAGATTGCGGATCTGCTTGCTGGTTCGGATATTGTGCCTAAGGACTACCAACGCAAGCCGGGCAACATTCTTGTTGCTATGCAATGGGGTGCTGAAATTGGATTACAACCATTGCAAGCTCTGCAAAATATCGCGGTGATTAATGGTCGCCCTAGTATCTGGGGTGATGCGATGCTTGCCTTGGTGCGTAGCTCTGGACTACTCGACTTCATTCGTGAAGAGTTATCTGAAAATGGGCTTGAGGCAACTTGTACTGTAAAGCGTAAAGGGCAAGAACCTGTTGTATCAAAGTTCAGCATGGAAGATGCAAAAAAGGCAGGCTTGGCAGGTAAGCAAGGACCATGGACACAATATCCAAAGCGCATGTTAAAACTTCGTGCTCGTTCTTATGCGTTGCGTGATGAATTTACGGATGTTCTTAAAGGCATGGCTATTGTTGAGGAAGAGATGGATAAAGAAATCGACATCACTCCTGCCTCACCAGAAGCAAATGCGCCTAAATCAAATAGCGGCTCATCAGCTTTAAAGGCTCGGATGGCAAAAAAACAAGCTGTTGAATCTACTGCTGTTGAAGTTGATTTTGATGTTCAAGCTTGTCTTGATGCTATTGAAACAGCTAAATCAGTGGATGACTTAAGAGCTATTGCTAACACAATTCCTGCGAATTTGGGTGAGCCTGCTAAATCCACGATTAACTCCGTTTATAAGTCGCGCAAAGCTGAACTTTCGGAAGTATTCCCTGATGCTTCTGTACAGTCGGTTATTTCTGAAATAAATAATGCCTCAGATTTAGATCAGCTAAATGAGCTAATGCAATCTCGCTTTGAGCCATTTACCGCACAAATGACAGACGCTCAAATCAACCAGATCAGTAGTGCTTATGATGCTCAAGAGGCAGCACTAACTCCATGAGCTATCAATATTCTGCAATCACCCGCGTGCTGTTAATTCAGCACAACGGTCGGGTTAAAAGTTACCGCAATATCAATCTATTTGGGATTGAAGATTGTATTAAAGAATTTGTCAAAACGTGGGGACATAGGTAATGGAAGTAAAACAATTAGAACCGGCCGAAATCGTACGTAATGAGATGGGTGCTTGGACGCATCCAGAATATTCAAAATATTTAGCAGAAAAATTTGATGGTGCTGAATGGATCGATCAAAAAGACTGGGATGAATTAAAGCGTCACTTCAACATTGATACAGTGACTTTATGGATGGAAGGCAGTGTTAATTCTGATGACTGGGAAACCATGATGGACGACGGTGATATCACAAAATGGGACCCAATTTCACCGAACGGCTTCTTTTTAATAGATATTCATTTTGGTGAAGATGATGCATACGCATTGTTTGCCCGCAATAAACGTGAAGTCGAGGTGGCGTGATGGATATTCAAGAAAAGCAAGCTAAATGGAAGCAAGAGCGTCCACTATTTGAAACAGCATTTATTCACTCTCACCTTCTACCGTTTTTCAACTTTAATGAAAATACAGGTGATTATGAAATTAAAAGTGAATTTGCAGAAGATGAAGATCGCAAACTAGCTTATGAAATTTTAAATACCGGGTGGGCTATGTGGTTACGTGCGAAGCGTAATGCCAAAGCCCAAGCGGTGCCGGAAGGAAAAGGTCGATCAGATTTTGAAATTATCGCTCAAACAATTGAATTGGTTGATTTGATTGCTAGTTCAAATCGCTTCCAACGCGACAAATCCAAGCCGTTTCCATTTGAGTCTAATAATCCTAGAAATATCGAATGGTGGAGATTGGCTTGTAAAATTCAGGAGTTGTTGACTGATACAGATCCAGACAATTGTGACTTTGAGGAATACAAAGCCATGATCGAAGCACAGGAGCCAGCCAATGACTAAATGTGATAACTGTGGAAGCGAGAATTTTTTGTTGCTGACACGCCAAAATCCAAAAGGCCAGA